ACCGATCACTCTTGTCACTAATCCCACACCTCCAGCACTCTAAAGGAAAAAACAAATGGCAGTAATTGTAGCAAATTCAGGAACAACATCACTCACATACAACGCAGTTTTGATTGGCGAAGTCACCTCTCTCTCGTACGACGGCTTTAGCGTTTCAGCGGTTGAATCGACAAATATCGCTTCAACGACAAAGGCGTTTCTGCCCGGCATTATTACGCCAGGCACAATTTCCTGCGATGTGAATAGCAACGGAGCAGACACAGGTCAAGACGCAATCAAGGCGGCGATCACGGCCCGAACAGCCAACGCATTTGCGATCGCTCTAAGCGATGGCTCATCCGTATCGGGAAGCGCAATCGTGACTGGCTACTCGATCAAGGCATCGACCGATGCTCTGATCACAGCGTCCATCAGTCTGCAATGCACAGGCACAATCACCATCACCTAATCAGGAGCCACCATGTCAATCCGAGAACAACTACTTGCGCTCAAGATCCCGACCGCAACCGTCAAGGTTGCGGGCATCGACGGACTTGTTTCACTTTGCGGATTATCAGCGTCAGGTAGAGACTCATGGGAGCAGTATGTCTACTCGGAGAGAGATGTGAAGAAGGGTGTGAAGAATATCCGCGCCAGTCTCGTCGTGCGCTGTATCACGGACGAGGCTGGCGTGCGACTGTTTACTGATGCCGAGATGGATCAGGTTGGATCAATGCCTGCAAGCGTCATCGATAAGTTGTATGAGCACTGCCAGCGCCTATCGGGTCTTGGTCCTAAAGACGCAGAGGAACTAGAAAAAAACTGAGAAGCCGTGGCGTGAGGTTCTTCATGTTCACGCTTGCGGCTGAGTTGAAAATGACAGTGGCTGAATTAGGAGATCGAATGTCCTCACGAGAACTCCAAGAATGGATCGAATATCAGAGCATCGTCGGATGCCTTGATTCACGCCAGCGCGGCGATCTCGCCGCTGGCATCGTTGCGTCAACTGTCGCCAATGCGCATAGGTCGAGTCGATCCCGATCGTTCACGCCGCAAGATTTCATGGCGTATGTCGAGAAACCAAAGACAGATCCGATCGCATCATTAAAACAACTCAAGAAGCAAATGGGAGTTAAGTAATGGCAGTCACAGGAAAGATGACGGTTGATCTTTACGGAAATACTCATCCATTTGTGCAGAGCATGAAAGCCGCAGATGATGCCGCAAAAAAAAGCGGCGGAAGTATTGCTGACAGTATTGAAAAGATAAATGCGAAGCAATTAAACAACGCAGCCTCGGGATTTATAAAGAATTTTGTCGGGCCAGTAGGGGCAACCGAACTCGGGTTAAAAGTAGCAGCCGATCTTATTAGTGGATTTTCAAAAGGAATTTACAAAGATGTTGGAGATGTCGCCGAAGCATTTGCGGGGAGTTTCGCCAAATCAATTGCATCAGTTCCAGTGGCAGGTGCTGCATACGAGGTTGGAACCGCCGTAGGAAATTGGGCTTTTGGAGTTGACGAAGCCAACGAGAGTCTAGAAGAATCGAAAAAAAAACTCGAGGAGATTGGCAAATTCTACAAGTCAATGACTGACCGCAAAAATTTGGGAGAATCCGTCACCGGCGGAATAGTTAAACAAGCAGAACAACTTGGAATGTCGCCCGAGCAAAAGGCAAGAGCGGATGCTCTTACAAAATTAGAAACTACTGGCAGTGTTGAAGGTACAACTAAAGAAGATTTTATTAAAACCCAAATGGATCTTTACGACCAAGCCACAGAAAAAGTTAAAAACTTTAATGAAAATCAAGCAATCGATAAAAAATATAAAGATGATTTAATCGCAGCACAAACTGCGCTTAGTCAACTTGAAAGCGACGCACATAAAATTGACATGTCCGCTCGGGATATTAAACTAGAGCAATTGGCGAGCATGGATGGCATGACAATCGCGATGCTTGAGCAGGCAATGGCTGCATGGGATCAGTTGGAAGCCGAGAAAGTCAGGGTCATTGCTCAAAAAGAACTTGACAATGCAAAAGAAAAATCCGCAAAGGAAGACCTTGAAAGAATTAAAAAAATAAAAGATGCGGAAATAAAAGCAAAGCAAGACGCTCGAGACGAAGCCATCAAGGCGTATGAGGATTACCAAGAAGCGCAGGATGTATTTGCAAAAACAGCGGAGGAGTTAGATAAGAAAGCAGCGGGTGTCAGCGCAACTACAAGCGTCGACACCGCAATCGGAAGCGTGAAGATCGCCGGTGCTTCTGACTTTAGCGTGCAGAAAGAAATAGACATTGCACAGTCAACTCTCAAAGAAGCAAAAAACCAAAGTGACTATTTGAAAAGCATAGATGAATCGCTTCACAAATTGGGAGGAACCACATAGTGACCCTTGTATGGATAAATCAAAACCGTTCTGCAACTTACGACAAAGGAAAGTGGGTTGGTTCTCAAAATTATTTAGTCCACGATGATGCAGGTATTGCCATAACAATGGGGACTATATGGGCCAACAGTTCTGCATACAAAATTTGGGGCGCGGGAAATGAATCTGTAATGGTTGGAGTGTTTCGATTTACTGGCGCAACTTTTACGCCAGTTGGCGACGGATCAGACAAAATTTGGTCGGCCGCATTTACTTTTGAATCTAAAGTAGGCGATGCAGATGTTGTGGTGGTTGAAGACCAGTTGAGTGAAACAGAAGTAGGATTCACGAGTATTGAGGCGAGCATCGCCGCGACGACGGTAGATATATACCGGACTGGCGCAACGCTTCCGTCTAATAAAAGCGTACCCACGCTTATTGATATTGGTGGTACAAAAGTAGATTCAAGCGGCGAGCCTATTTCCTATGTGTTGCCCACCACAACTATCTCAGTGCGAAATGTAATTGACGGTCGCCCGTCTTATGGCAGTATCATGGGGCTGGCTGGCAAAAGAAATCACGCAAGTTTCAGCATGTGCGGGTTTACCGCGGGGGCTGATTCCTTGCTATTTACAGGTTGTAGCAGTTCCAGAATCGGGCCGAGCATTTACGAAATAAATTTTCAATTTACCTATGACCCGAATGAATATCATTTAAGACAGGTTCCACTTAGAGATGTTGACGGTCGGGTGATGACTAGTAGGGTCACTCCAGGCAGCGCGGTGAGCGTTTCAAATCCTGAACAGGCTGATCAAGTTTATTATAAGCAGCCATTTGGCACTGGCAATTTTGGTGGTCTTAATATCGTGAGTACCTAATGGACATCAAGCCAAACATTAAGAACAATTTTGGCCCATTCACTACGCGCGGATTTCATAAAATAGCGCTAAAAACTAACGAATCCAAACTATTTGAATCATCTAAAAATTTAGATAAGTTGCCTCCATTATTTATAGCGCAGATCACGGGATCGGTAAATGTAATAACAAATCGACGCTGGAAGTATACCTGGAAAACTGGAAATTTAGATTCAACGAAATTGTTTCAACCCCGAACAGAATCAATAGATTATACTAAAACTGGCGAATACGCCTACAATACTTGTGAGGCATTGCAACAGGCGAGCGGATCCAAAGACGGCCCAGGTATCACACACGCAAACATTCCCACTGGCTACACATTGCAACCGATTGCCGCTGACACATATGTACATATGTTTATGAGCCGAGGATCAGACTCTAAAATTAGTTTTACTTTTACGCTGGCAAACGCCATTGACGGGACGTGTGAGTAATGGCTCCTGCAAAGAAGACATCCCTGACTCCATTGCAAACGACAGTGCTTGTCGGGCAACTCATCTGCATCCTGATCGCCTTGGGTCTTTATGTCTCCTCGCTCGGCGAGAAAAATGCAGTGTTGACCCGCATCGCGGAGGACACGAAATCGCTGACTCTGACAGCCGCAGAACTAACCAAGGCCGTCATACGCGGCCAAGCAATAGATGAAAAGCACACTGAAGCAATTGCCGCGTTGGCAATCAAGATCGATGCTCGGATGAACTTAAAATAATGGAGGACACATGGAATTTCTTTCTCACGCTCTCGGTACTACTTTTTTTGGCATTCTGCTATTGGTGGTTGGTTGGCTCTGCGGCTCGGTGTTCGGATTTAACGAGGCAAAAGCAAAGTGGTTCACAAAGCGATAATTCTCGTCGTCCTCACAGCGGGTTGCTCGGCGACCAAGGAGATCGCTTCCAGCGCCAGCGTCGCCGCAAGCGCCGCACACTCAATCTCTGAGCGTGCGTCGTTCATTGCGGCGAACTCCACACAGCCCGAGATCGTGGCTGCGGCTATCACCATCAAAGGCGACACGGCTGTGATCCTGCATGAGGTGTCGCAGATATCGACGGCCGTGGCGGGCGTGAAAGACATCGTGCCGTTTTGGGCGACGCTTATTCAGTGGGCGCTTGGAGCCGTCGTGGCGGTGGCGCTGGTGGCGTTGCTGTGGCAGACAGGACTAGGCACGCTCATCCGAGTCGCTATCGGTTGGATTCCACGCAAAGTTCAAAACGAAGCAGACCTTGCAGGTAAACTGCTGAGTAATGACCCGACTACGGCGCGTGAATTCGTGGCGGCGAAGCGGGCGAGCGATCCACTTTTCGCAGCGGCGTGGGGAAGGTCTACGAAATGAGTTTAATAAATGTATTTGGAAATTGTTGTTGCGATGGTCATTGTTGTTGCTCAGATTTTAGCAACGAACAAAATTGCTTTGGTTGTCTAGATGATAAAACCAAAGCGCAATGTGAAGCCCTTAACAACTGTTATTGGGTTGCAGGCACTTGCGCCGAGAATCCTTGCCTTGGGGCTTGTTGTGTAACTGATGCATCGGATTGTTTTGTTGATTGTGTTAGTGGCGTGACCGAATGCGAATGTTTCTTTGAACATCAAACGGCGCAAAACACCGCAACTTTTACCGCTGGCGCGTCGATTACTTGCGAGCAAGTCGGATGTCCATGCACTTGTAATACAAATTGTGCATACCAACAATTTATTGAATTTACAGAAACAATACACGGCGAACGATCAGCCTGCCCTGGCGGCGGAGATTGTTTTACAAGTGCTGACTATGTAACTGTGACTCATGAGGCTGTTTCACAAAATGAGGACGGGTCAACCTGCGGGCTTTACACAGCCGCTGAATTGATGGCTTTATGGGCTGCTTC